GCCAATTCGGACAGCATTACGGTTCCGATTAAGCCAGGGTGCGAACCTCCTGAGTTTGGGCAACGGTCCATTACTCCGCAACTTACGCTCAGGGTGTTCTTTATAGGTTGGTACCCCCACCGTAATAACATCGATGGGATCCGTCGGGAAACCTGTGGGCAATGCCTTCACGGTGCCGGTGAAATCTCGATTAATGCATGCGACCATGCATATTTACACGTGGTTTTCCATCCGGGCCCTCCTTGGTACCATTCAAACCCCCTCCAATACTGATCGGCTCCCACTCGCCCAAAGATTCGGCCATGGTTACGGTTCCTTCACGCTTACCATTCCTAACTCTAGGCGCTTCCAACAGCTCACTGTGCGTTCTCAGTGATTTAAGCGACTCGCAATGAGGCACTGTTGCATGGGGCTTACATTTTAAAGCCTCCCAACATACATGTAGTGGTTGGTATAATGGACAGGGTTCATATGCCTACTACTTGGGCGCTTCCTTTCACCCGAAGGCTACCATAGGTACGCGTGGATTACCGATACCACCTCCCCAGGGAAGAAGCTTCTGCAGTTGTAGAGGCTTGGGGCGTGCAACTGTCAGTGTTTCGTAGCATATGATATAGTCTCGACTTACAAGGCCCACACTGCCATCCCCTGGCAGGTAGTTTGGGAAACTGCATTCACGATGTGCTATGTGGTTATACGGACCGTTACGGCCGCAAGGTGCATCTGCTGCCTCAATACTTTGTGGTTCCATTGCTTTAAGGTAGGCATCCATGTGATCACAGCGTTAGCTCACAGAGAAGATCAGCCTACCTAGACCACAATGGCCCTGGTCGGGGTGATGCCCGCCTAGCCGACGGGTTCGCAGCACTCCATTACTACGTCTCATCAATTACCAGCATTTGACCACAAAGCGTTAGAGCTGCAACTAATACAGTGCACCCCCTCACTAGTCTCACATCGCCCTACTCCATCGTATACCTGCCAGCGTGCTTCGCTATGCCACAACCCCGCCAATACAACCTGTTGATGCTGTGCCGATTCGCAACTGTGCCTCTTCACCCTTACCGTTCCGATCCAAAGCAAATTATCCAGCGGTACGTGCGGACCCTCGTCGGGACGCTTGCCACCAGCTTGACGCTCTTAACGCTCTATCTGGCGGTAGCCATCTTCATCCAAACCAGGACTCTTAGGCCGGTGATGCCTCACTGGGTGCCAGCCGATATCCTCTCCCGAGGACCAGCCCATCCGGACTGCGGCGTCGATTCTGGCGCGACCAGTGCTCTGCAAAACTCGCTTCAAGTGCTGCCCAGGGGAGCATTCGGGCTACCCAGCACACACATAGATGATTTGCTTCTTCACGAAGACTGCAAGAGGAGGGATGGTCTCATCAGAAACGCAAACCGACTCACAAATAACAGGTTGGCATGACGGTAATGCAGCAAAGCTAGCACACCTCGGAAATAGTACTACTAGGACTCCAGAGCTTAACACCAGCGTTTCCCGGGACATCCATGAACCAAAGGAACAGAAGATCAGCCGCGGGGCGTGTGGCTACAACAAAGGGGCATGCACCCATCGCAATACTACCACGTTTTTCAGACCAACTACCTGCAAGGTTAGGTATACCTTGCCAAGTAACATATTTGAGGACTGCAACCGCCTGTCAGGTACAGCAGTGTCTTTCGACAACCTCGGGGACACTATAAAGCCCCACCCATTTTTCTGTTACGCACAGGGCCGAGCTGGCCAAAGCGATTACCTTACTTGGGGTGTGTTGTTCCACGGCAGCAACTACATGCCTACGACCCTCTTTCGAGCGTGGCACACCCCCTATCTTTTCCCGCCTTCAGCTGTCCATCGGGTGGAAAGCATCCCCATCACGAGCACAACAGCAACACAACTCCAAGAGGATGGAGCAGCCACAATACTTAGTTCGATGTCAGCGCAGTCCCCCCGCCTCACTCCCGTCCCGTCTCATGCTCAGAGCTAGCCTCAGTGCACAAATTAATGCGACCGTGCCCACCTGACATTGGCCAGTTGGTGTGGACAGCGACTAGGCAATTCCCAGAGCATGCGGTAAGGTAAGGGCACACTAACAAGGCTTACACGTACCAGTGGACTAGGACGAGTGCCCACCAGAGCCTCTCGAACTAGCAACCCACTGCTCTCCGCGGTACCATCCCTCCCTAGGGGGCAGGCAGCCACAGCCACGCAGTATCTTGCAGGTTACCCCCGGCTTTTAACCGAGTTTACAGGTAATCACTCGCCTTAGTACAAACTAAGCGTAAATGTTGTTGCTATTTCATAGCTCGATCAAGTTCAGCCCCGGACTCTGGGCCACAATGCTTGCTGCCCGGGTTTTTGACATGACCGCCTTCAAGCTTTACCATGCTTCACACTCAACTTAGTGCCTGTTACAGTCACCAATCACCCGCCAATACTGCAACCCATCACCCCGAGGGGATCAAACGCAGGCTATATTACGGTCCCACTAGGTCCACAGCGTCAAACTGAGGTTGTTATCATTGAGTATACCAATAGATTTACTACAAGCAGAATACAATCCGTCCACCATTCGCTTCTATTGGCGCGCTACACACAGCTCCACCGGTACTTCGAATTAAATCAACAAAAGTTCGACTGAGATGGGCGACCTTACCCAGCAGTGGAGCCGCTGGGCAGATCGATTATGCCACCCCGTCTGCCAGGAAGTAACCGCTCCCAGTTGAAAAGCTCCGGGTCCACGTGCCCTGTCTGGACATTGAACCAAGAACCATCACACAACGGAACGGCATCCTCCCCAACATCTGTCAGCTCTCTAGGCGGTTCAATCCCACGCATGGAATCATAATAAGCTTCGAGACGCAATTGTTGATCTATCGGTAATCCCCACGTTCTTTCGAAAAAGGTCCTCGTAACTAACGAAACAGGAACAGCAGAACACTCTTTTGTCTGCCAACTCCCATACTCATGATAATGGCGATACCCCAGTCCCGACCGGTGGTCAAAACCTTTGCTCACTACATGAGAAGTGCCGCGTAATATAGCGTGGGCGAACGATTGCAAAACCGGAACACCCTGATACATGGTAGACAAGCTCTCACCCACTGCACGCATCACAGTGGCCGCCTTGGTCGGTTGATCATAATGGCGGTGAGATACCAAAGACTGCTTCAGAACATGTCTGTAATCCCGAACCATTACCCAGCCAGAATCCTTACAACCTCCTGTCTCTCGGTTTGCACCTACAAACGAGGCAGTTGGAAGTTCAACATAGGTGGGTTTGGAACGGCAGAAAATAACATCCTGAAGCTCGGTAGCCCTGTTCTCAAGCTTTAACTCATGTCCAAATTTCAGAAACGCGGCTTCTATCGTCGAGTTCACCAATGGTTC